CTGCTGTTGTAGCTGTGCCAAATGTTACTGCTTTGCGTGAGCCAGCGTAATCCGTAAATTCAGTCCATGCTTTGGACGCCAAAGTGTCGGCTGCGGCAAAGGTCGTACCAGAGCCGGGGCCTGTAATCAGACCAAGATAGAAGTCCGCAGTATAAGCTGAGCCCTTGAAGTACTTGGTGTTCATATCCTGCAAGCCTTGATTCACAACCAAGTTGTGTTCAGAAGTTTCCCACTTCAAGTTGCCGTCTTTGTCTAAGCACTGGACATGAAATACGCCGCCTGCGCGTGCGCTAGAGTCGGCTCCAGTACGAGCAACCAGCCCTGCGCTTACGGTGTCGGTTGATGATGCTTTTTCGTTAAACATGGTCGCTCCTTACGCGATGCGGATGATTGCTGTGGTATTTGTAGCGGCAGGAAACTGCACCACAAAAGTTGTTGCCGAAGTTTTGTTTGAGCCAAAGTCCAGCACGCACACCGCGCCATTGGCTCCGACCTTATAGATCAAAGCTCCACGAGCCGTGATTGCGCCTGACCATGAAGCATTTGCAAACGAAAAGAACGCCGTCGTGTTTGGTGCATTGCCGGTGGTTGGCACTTGGCTTATCGTAAGCAATTCCCCACCAGCCGTATACCCAGCATCCACAACCTCGCCCGTAGTCGTATAAGCCGTGGTAGAGGCATCAAGCGTGGCTTCATTGGTATAGAGCGCAATGTAGAAGCTTCCGGACGTAAAGTTAAACGTGCCGTTTAGCAGGCCGGTACGAAACGTGTTGCAGGAGTAGTTACCCGTGAACGCCATTTATCGCACCCCATTATTCTGCGGCAGCGGCGCTTGGCGATACTGACCACTGCGGTACGCGTCGCTACGCTCCATGCCGTCTCCAAGGCGGGAGGCCAACGCAAGGGCTTCCTTGTACTTCATGTCATAGCCAGCAATGATGTCCGCCTCACCCTTCATGAAGGTGTAAGCCTCAACCAAGGAGCCGTACAACAACACAGAATCAAAGTTGTCGCCAAGCCATGTTTGACCTGATGCGGCGACGGTGATTGATTGTGGGTAGTAGTAATAGTGCAACTCGACGCTGTAAGCTGCATCAGGAGTTGGGCCAAGAATAAAGCTCAACTCATTTGTAATGACAGGTGTCGCATCGTTTGTTGTTGTTGGGCCAAACAATGCGTAGTACTTGGGAATGGCGGTGTCAGTCGGTGTAGGGTATGCCTGCCGAATAAAGTTGACATCCTTGTTCAGCAAGTACTCGTACGCGCCTGTAGCGTCAATGACGGCTAAAGAAAATGAAGACAAAAAGTCTGCGGGGCAAGACAAGTACTTGTTTCCGCTGGTTGTAATGCCTGTCACATTCTTACGAAGCGAAGGAAACTGAACCGTGTTGAAAATGCGCTGCTCAGCCTGCGTAATGAAGGTGTTCAACTGCGTCGTTGAGGACACAGTTGCTCCACTCGCAAGGTACGTCTCCGGGAACGTGTTCTCGGTGTACGACTGAATAGCTGCAAGCAACTCGATATAGGTCATGCCATTGGGCCTCGTGCCATTTTGCCTTTGGTCTGAGCTTTACCGCCGCGCACAACAATCCCAGAAGTTTTCATGGGAGGGTAGTCTTGGCTACGAGTGTTTGCCACAGAAACATTGGCCTTGCGCATGGTTTCTTTCGCAGGCTCTTCACCAACAATTACGTTGGCTACTTTTGTAGGTTGCGTGTAGGTGGCCATGTTACTTGCCCCGACCAGCACTGCGTTGGTTCATCACCTTCGCCATGTTGCGACCATATTTCAGCATGTCGCTGTTGGTCTTACCACCAGCTTTCATTTTTTTAACCGCAGCATCTGGGTGTGCGGATTTCATGCCTTTAGCCATGTGTGCTTTAAGTGCTTTCTTTTCGTCCATCATCGACTCCTTATGTCGTTGCAACTGTAACTGTACCAACTTCTACCACAGAAACCAAGTCATTTGGGGTTAAACCAGCATCATTTGCTCTTGACCCACCAACTGGTGCCCATCCCCACTCAAATATCCTGCTACCACCACCAACAATACCTTGCGCATCTATGCTTGGGCTGTTGGTCAGTGCAATCTGCAAACCTGTTCTACCAGACACCTTGTATGTCAAGTCTGGCCTCGGGTCTCTTACACCCTGCGGATCGTCCACGGGGTACATACCAAGCTGCAACTGAGGCTGATCTGGATCCCAGCACTGCGGACACACCTTCAAGTCGTAGACCTTGGTCTTGACGACCAGCTTTTGCAAAGCCGTGAGCTTGAACCTGAAGCCGCACCGGTCGCACTCGGCAATCGAATTCTTGCCGGAGGAAAACCTGTTCCCCATTACGTACCGCTCCCAATAAACATTTGTCTAGGCACAAGACGCAACGCAGCGCGTTCCTGATCCTCGTCAGCCGCTGTCATCCACGCCTCGTCATACTGCTGTTTGAGCACTTGTAGCCTATCCATGCCACCGGGCACCTTCAGCGCAATGTAGTAGGCCAGTCCAGCCACCATACAGGGCACAAAACGGAATGGCACGTCCATCACGTTGACACCGTTACCGGCATCTTGCACGCGACGCATACGCCAGTAGACAAACTGGTAGGTTTGGGAGCCATCAGGCGTGGGCCACATGGTCACGCGAGGCACATTGTTGACGTAAATCTTGGCGTTGGCACTGGCAGTGTGGGAAGCAGCCGTAGTTCCGTTTTGCCCACGGAAGCAATCGCCCAAAGTGTTGCCTTCAATGTAGTTGTAGAAGATGGTTTCGCTGTCAAGGTTAATGTACCCAATGGCAGGAAGCCCAACCACGTTGGACAAGACAATTGTGTTGGTTGTGGCGTTGATACTTGTGGCCAAAACCGCTGAAGTTGGGCTGATTTGGCCGTCCAAACGCTGATACCAGACTTGAATGGGTCGCGCTTGTGTCAGTTTGTTGGGTAATGTGGCGTAGGTAGAGACGCTTATGCGTGTGATTGTCAAATCAGACTGTGTTGAGGCCACATTTGCCTGTGTTCGGATGACGTGATCGAGCAAATCGACGGTGTCTGTGGGGATTGCATAGGTGTTCAAGCCTTGAGTTAGGGTGATCGTGCCCTGCTCGAACGTCCACATATTGACACCGCGATTTGCCCAGTCAGCAAACAGCAAGTTAAGCGACCGGCGAGCCGTTTTCAAATCATAACCGGTGCGCAACTCTGAACCAGCACGCTCAAACGCCTCCTCTACCAACTCGGTGAGGTCTAGGGTGAAGCCTGATTGTCCAGAGGTTGTTGCCATTTTTTATCGTCTTCTAAAGAAGTTTTTCTTTGCCGCGAGCTTTTGAATGGCACTTGCCACAGCCGGAGGAGTTTTGGGGGGCACAACAGAAGGTTTGGCCACCTGTTTTGCTGCAACAGGTGCTGGTCTTGTTGGTGCTGGTCTTGTTGGTGCAGGTCTTGTTTGTGCAGTCGGCATTGGTTGTGCAGTCGGCATTGGTTGTGCAGTCGGCATTGGTTGTGCAGTCGGCATTGGAGGGGTGGGTTTGCCGCCCAAGAGCGCCGCTAAACCTGCTGGGCCACCTGTTGGTTGGCCCATACCGCCTTGCATTTGTTGACTATACTCTTCAAAAGTCGGTGCTTGTCCGCCTTTGAAATTAGACAGTGCCATCATTTGGGCGTATTGCTGTCTTGACGGTGCACCTGTTTGGGCGGTTTGTCCCAAACCCATTGGCGCTTGCCCTTGCTGCATAGCCGCATCTTGCGCCATTTGAGCCATTTGTTGTTGTTCAACTTGCGCAAGATAAGGATTTGGTTGTCCGCCAAGCTGTTGAGGCGCTTGTGCCATAAAAGGCTGCTGTCCAAAACCGGGAGTAAAGCCCTCGCCGCCCATCATGCTGGGATTAAAAGGCATTTGACCGGGTGAATTTGGTGCGGATACCCCACCCATAAAGGGCTGACCCATAAAGGGCTGACCCATAAAGGGCTGACCCATAAAGGGCTGACCATAAGTCATGTTTGGATTCTGTTGCCCACGCTCAAAATCACCAAAGTCAGCAAAGCCGCCCATGTCTACAGGCTTTGAACCAAATTGTCCAGTTTGAATAAAGTTACCGCCACCCATTGGGTTTTGGGGTTGTCCACCCATGCCACCCAAAGCTCCGCCAACGGCGTTGCCAATTTGACCCATAGGGTTTGGAGGGTTCACCGCAGGGCTTTGTGCCCCGATGCCACCAGTTGATGCGCCGCCGCCTGCCATAATATTCTCCTACCTAAATCCTGCCGTTTTTTTTGCTATGCCTTTAGGCTGAGCTACAAACTGCTTACCCGCCGCCTTACCTTTGCGCTTAGCTTTGGTTGTAGCAGCATACTCCGCAGAAGACAAAGATTTGATAGCTGCTTCAGGGAGATATCTCTCACCTGTTTTTGACGAAGGCTTTCCCGACTTAGTGCGCCATTTCTGGTCACCCCAGTTTTTAAGAGAAGTCTGCGGCGCTTTCAATCTTTGTAACCCCCGCCAGCAGCCTTATATTTCTTGGCTACCAACTGTGCTTTACGGGCTGACCACTGACCTGCGCCAGTGCCGTGAGTTGCCGCTGCCTTTACTTGGCTGACTATACGTTTCCTAAGTTCCGGTTTTGTATAGTTACCCGCCGCGTTGACTTTCCCACCCTCTTTGTACTGGGTGAAATCAGTGTCGTCCCGACGGGCTTTTTTCTTCCCGCCGGGCATTTTTGAGGGGGAAATATCCCCCATACCACGGCTGGACATCATCTCAGCACATCTTTCCGCCGGACTTCATGGTAACTATCTTGCCTCTGGTTTTACCTTGGGACTCGATGCCACCGCCTTTAG